ATCGTGATCGACGAAGGCCGATCTGTGACAGAACAGCTTGCGCCCCTGCCATGCAGGGCGGACGAGCGCCCACCCTGACGCTGGGTTGTATGCCGTGATGACTCCGCGCATACTCGTGCCTCTCTCACATAAGTTGACGCCGCCCGAGGCGTCAATACCGGCTTTCCACTGTGGGCAAGCCACCACCGCTACTCCAGTCGTCGTGCATACCGGCCACTTCCCGGTGCCATTGGCGCTCGATATGCTGCCAATCGTCCGGCGCGATGGCCTCCAATTCGTCGTGCAGGCTCGTCACAATCTGCTGTGGCGGCTGGAACGCGCGCATCATGACGGCGATGGCCGCGCTCATCACCCGGTCGTCGTGCAGGGCGCCACTGGCACCCGTCGAGCCGTTCTCTTTGACGACGTAGGTGCGACACTCGCCGATGAACGCGGCGTTGCGGAACGGCCACCGTTCCTGTATCGCTTCCGCCAGGGCGTCGATGGCAAGCGGTTTGGTCCGTGCGGTCGTGGGCCAGCCCAACCTCGGCGTCGGGGTGCCTACCGCGTCAAAGTCGACGTGCGCGTAGATGTTGGGGTACGCGTGGGTGTTTTGCAGTTCCAGCAGCACCGTGCCGCCGTGGTTGTTCCGTTCACAGCCAAGCAGGGCGCCGTTGTACCAACGGCCGAGGTCCGCCAAGTAGCCGGCGAACTCCTGCGGCGGGTAGTGGCCGTGGAGCCAGGCGACATCAAGCCCGCTGTTGCGATCCATGACCACGGCCGCGCTGTAGTCACCCCGCTCCAAGCCTTCGGCGGGATCGGCGCCTATAACGTAGGAGCGCCCCTGGACGGGCATTTCCCAGAGGCGCAGCCCCCCGTTCAGGTCGGTTGCTATCGGCTCCGTACAGGCCGCCAGGATGGCTTCCAGCGCCTCCGTGTCGAAGCGCCCACGGCCCGAGAGGATAAAGGCTTGCTCGGGCCGCAGTGGGAACTCCTGGTGCTTTTTGTACGCGGCATAGCCCTTGGTGGCGTTGGCATACCACACGGCGTCGCGCCCAGGTCGGATGTTCCACGGCAGGAAAATGGGCCACATGCCGCGGCCCGCCTGGGCCTCTATCCAGTGACGGTTGAACGCATCACCCGCTCCGTTGGCGGTGCTGATGACCAGGATGCGCTGGCCGGCCGAGCGCGCCGTGACGGCCGCCGCCTCGAAAATCGCGCCGCCGTATTCCTGGAAGGCAAACTCATCCAGGATCAGCAGTTGGCAATTGAGCGAGCGCGCGGCCTTTTCCGTCGCCGCTTGCGGCAGGATGCGCGCGCCGTTGATAAGCTCTAACGTCGTCGTCAGTTGCGCGTTGGAGAGGGGCACTTGTAGCCAGGCCGGGAGGTGCTCCCACGCGACGCGACACCTGCGCGCGAACTCCTTTGCCTTGGGCTCATCCTGCGAAAAGACGATGACTTTGCTGTGCCCATGAAAGTCGACCTGCCAGAGCGCGAGGGCGGCAGCCAGCTCGGTAATACCCAACTGCCGCGCCTTCAAGGTAATCGACTCGGGATGCTCCATCCACTGCCGCAGCACATCGCGCTGATACTCGAAGAGATGGAACGGAATGACGCCAGCGCCCGTATCGGCCTCGACCTTACAGTAGTTGTCGATGAAGTATTCGGGATCGGCGCGGCAGCGCGCCACTTCCTCGGCGACCCACGCGGGATCGAGCCCGCCCAGGTCCGCGTCTGGATTGAGCAGGCCGTCGCGCTCTTCCTGCGCGGCGTCATGTTCGAGTTGCCGTAGGCGGTTAAGAAGCCTCTGGTCCGTTGGCATGGGGGCTACGCTCCTCGCGCTGTTCTAAGGCGGCGACACGGGCCGCGATCTCGTCTGCGTCAACGACGGAATAGAGCCGGACCACGGCACCCGCCGCGGCGGCCATGGCTGTTAGTTTGTTAGGCTCCATATCTCCGTCCCGCACGTCAGTCATGCCCTTGACCAACAGCCCGAGTAGGGGGCGTAGGTCACGCGGTAGGACCTTCTCGGCGCGCACGTTGTTGGCCTTGTTGAGTCCACCCGCGCGCCGTGCGGTCATGGCCTTGCCCTGTAGCGACGGCTCATGCGCGAAGCACCAGCGGCTATCGGGTAAGGCGCGGGCACGACAGGCGAACCCGTCGGCCCTCGTCGCTTGGCAGAGTCGTTCGTCAGTCATCGCATCCTCTGGTTGATACGTCGCCGCAACCATCGGCAACTTTCGGCAAGCTTTGCTTTTTAGCCCTCAGCCCCCTAACTGAGGGGCTGTAGCGCCGTCAGTGTCGCCAGCACCGGCGGTAGATAGGTAGCGGCGGCGGCGAGGATCCGCGCCAGGCCATCCTCGCCGGTGGACAAGGCGCCCACCTGCCGACTCAGATTGATGAGGGCCGTTACGTCAGGCGCACGCCCCGCCTACATGCCCTCGTGTGCATCGCGTGCGTCGATGGACATAGACGCCCCTTCCCTGCTACAGATGAATGTGACTCATATCCAAGGCGCGATTGAAGGGTGGGCCAGCATCGCTATGGAAGCCAGCAATGGCAATAGGGCCAACACCAAGCGTGGGGCTGTTGCCGCCAAAACTGACGCCAGGACGAAGCAGAAAAGCGATGTGACTGAAGCCGCGTTGTGATTGCCCCGCCTCGAAACAGAAGATTAAATCACCGGGTTGGGCATCGTCTACGCTAGGTCGCTCGACGGCGCCGTGCGCCAGGAAGTAGTAGAACTCCCCATCGGGGCCGCCATTCGGTCCCTCATCCCCATTTTCGCCATCGTTCGACCAATTGTTTTGCGTGACAAGCGGAAAGCCAACGGTATTAAATGCCCACGCGATGACGCCGCTACAATCCCAGTGGCGCGGACCCGCGTGGAAAGACTGGTAAGGCTTACCGTTGAGCGTCAGTGCTGCCCTCAACGCACGTTGGGCTAGCGTGTTCGGCGGGCTATCCAGCGTTAGCGCCGTGCTGACGGGTTGCCCGTTAGACGCCGTGCCTTGCGCCCGCGTCGGGGGTCCTTGTATCAACGAAGTCGTTGAAGTCGTCGTCGTTGTTGACCCATCGCCCGTGCCTGTGCCGCCGCCCGTATCACCCGATCCAAGCGTGATAATTGTGGCGTAGGCCGTCCCACTCCCCGATTGTAGGCCAATCACGCCAGGGTCTTGCCCCTGCGGAGGGGCCACGACCGTATACTGGTGCGACGGGCCGACCCACTGCCCACCGCCGCTCACGGTTCCCCGCAACTCGATGACCGCACCTACAGGCAGCGACGAGGACGACGCCTGGTTGACTGCGAGAGCGCGCTGCGCCTGCACCGTAAGCGGCGATGTTATCTTCGCGTTATTGGTCGGATCAAAGGACAGAAACGGGATATTACTCTGTGGTCCATAGGTCGGGTCTACTTTCAGAACAGGGTAGGAAATGCCGCCGACGTACGGAAATCTGTTACCCGGCGCCCGGCCAAAATTAAGACCGAGCGTGGCGACCCACTGCCCTCCCCATTGGCAGAGGTAGGTCACGGACGTAATGTAGTAGCGCGTGACGCCCTGCCCCTTACGGGCGCCAGGTACGTCAACGAGCGTGCCTAAGCGGTACTGCGCGGGGTCAGCGATAACGATGACGGAGGCCGTAGCCGCGCCACTAGCATATTGATCAAGCAAGGTTTCAGCGAGGAACTGTGCCCCAGAGGGCGCCTGCGTGGCGGTCGCGCCGATGCCACCGAGTATCCACGGCGCTTGAATGACCAAGGGGCGCGACCCTAACTGGTCGGCCATACTCTGCGGCGCGTAGGCGTGTGCCGCCGTCTTCCCTGTGACAGGGAACGGACCCCACCGCACTTCGATGGACGTGACGAGACCTGTGTCGCCCGTGCCGTAATCGACGTGCAGCATATCTTCTAGTGGGATTTGCGGAATGTACTTCTGCCCCGAGCCAAGAAAGCCAACACGCCGATAGTGGCCGTAGCCATCCTCATCGAAGAAGAACTCAAGTCCTGACGAGGCGAGCATCTGCTGGACGGGCGCGCTCCACGTCTGCTGGTCGGGATTCGTCATCGTCGATTGGGCGATAGACGGGTAGAGACCCGTGCCGCTGTCGGCGATCGGGTCGAACACAATATTGGCGGGGTTGTAACCCACCGCCCGTGCCGAGTACCGGACAACCTCCGCGCCGGCCACGTTGCGCATGCCGGCCATGGCGAGCGCTAGCACGTCGCCGCCAGACTGCCGTCCAACTTCCCATTTCTTGTAGGGACCTTTGGCCTTCAAGGACACAGTACGGCCCGCCGAGGGATCGTGGATCTCGCGGCATTCGTCCAGGTAGCCCGCCCACGCGCCCGCCACGACGCCTCTGCGGTTGCGTAGGCGCACCGTCACGGCGTCCATGGCCTGTGGGTTCACCGCGTCCATCACGGCGCCCGTGGGGTCGTTGAGCGTGATGGTGGCCTGGCTCGACGTGTTCGTGGTCGCTAGGAGTCCTTGGAACTCGGAGAGCGTGCGTAGTTGCCAAGACAAGGTCGCAGGCTGGCCGCGTGTCCCTGCCTTTGGGTTCTTGCGCGTGAGGGTAATGTCATATGATGGATTGAAGCTCCATGTACCCATAGATGCGCCGCCTTTACTGCGCCAGCAGTGGAGTCGCTACGACGACGGCCATGGGCGCCGTACGTTCCTCGACGAGGGCCTCAGCACGGACCTCGATCTCTTCGCGCGTGACCTGCAACGCCATCTCCGCGACAGCCATGTACGCGGAGATGGTCTTGTGCAGCTCGCACATCATCGCGGATTGAATGCCGCAGTATTCAATTAACGCCGAGGCCGCCGGTTGGATGGTTGTCCAATCGGGCTCCTCACCCCGCGCTACCGCCTCCTGTTGCCTGCCCAACAGACGCCAGACCTCGTAGTAGCGCGGCTTCATAATCTCACTGTGACCATGCGCCAACTCGCGCAATCGTTCTTTCAGGGCCTGCTCCTCGGCCAGCAGACGCAGCCGCTCAATCGTCATACGTGCGCTTCCTTCGTTCCTGTGTGCCGGCTAGCGCCGGATAGGGCCGCCGATGTGACCTGGTAGCGTCGGTAAGCCCGGCGCGGGCGGCGTCCTATCTTGTGGGCCATAACTCTGCGCGGCAACATGTCGCCGGGTGGGATCTATGTTATGGACGGGATGGGCCGTGACAGAGTGGGTCGTTTGGGTGTGCGCTATCTGGTGCCCACTCTCATTCTTGACCGTCACCGTGACGCCGATCTGGCCCTGTAGTTGCTGCGCGGCCCCGTACACGGACGCGCCGTAGTGCTGGGCCTGCGCGTTCGGATGCGGGCCACCGTTGTATTCACTTAATGCAACGGCCCAGCGCCCGCCTGAGGCCTTACCCTGGATGTTGGCCTGGTCGTAGTCGGCCATGGCCTGAGCGGCGATCTTCGGGTTGAGCGCGGCGGCATGCCAGTTCGACGCCGTGACCGTGCCATCGCCCAACTGTTGTGACGCTTGATTGAGATATTTGACCGCCGCGCCAGGATCCGTGAATTGCCCGAGGCCGTAGCCGCCGTCGCTACTGACCAGCTTGGGGTCAATCATGCCTGTCTTGGTGTTCGTCGCTTCTTGTTTAGCCTGAGCTAACAAAATGGCGAGCGGGACTCCTGTTTTTGTCGCCGCCTGCTCCAGAGATACGAAGTCCTGGGGCTCGACCATCGCCCCCTTGCCCGGCCCGCCACCGACCCACAGACCCGTGTCGCGCCCCTGGAGCAGCGTGCGCTCGGACACGGCGCCGAAGCGCTTGTCGCCCGATGCGTCGTAGCCGATAGCGCCCAGGTTGATGCCGCCGTCGGAGCCGATACCGGACGGGCCATGGGTGGGGAATGGTCCGTTAACCTGGGCGCGATTAGCCGTATCCTGTGTAGCTTGGTTGGTGTGCGATAGATGAGTGAGCGGTTGTCGATTCAGGGCATCGGCAAGCGCCTTCGCGGCATCGTCGCCTCCACGGACCAGGGCATTGGCAGCCCGCTCCCCCTTAATTTGGAGTTGGTCGCCCGCGTTCGTGATGTCATTGGCGGCGTGCGTGGCAGCTTTGGTCAACTCATCGAAGTTGTGTGGCCCCGGCGCCCCCGGCGCATTTTCCTTCTTGGTCAGACTATCTTCATACTTCTGCGCGGCGCCGGGCCCCTCGGACACGAGTTTACGCGTAAAGACATCAGCTTGATGCGAGTCCATATGGGAAAAGTCGAAACCCGCCGCCGACATAGCCTGCTGCGCGACCTGCACACCACCCGTGCCCACATCATACCTTTTGGCAAGGTTGGCATAGGAGTCGAGGAGTTTTGCCGGGTCCTGCGTCGCAGCCTCGAACTGCGTTGGATTTAAGCCAAGCAACGCACCCTGAGCAAGCGCTGTCGTGCCCGTCGCGCCGATGGCGCCCGACATGGCCTGTGCAATGTCAATCTTGGTCCCTGATTGGTCCGTCAACGCCTGCGCCGCGGCCAATCCATTGACCGAAATCTGACCGATGCCTGCCGCCTGATTTAGATGGACTATCCCCTCCGTCAGTCGGGCGACACTTACACCGCTCTGTCGGGCAGCCTGGTCGAGTTGCGCGAAGTAGTCACCGACCTGATTGCCAGACATACCAGATTGCATCATCTGCCCAGTAAGCGCCGTGGTCTGGTCGAGGCCGATACCGCCAACACGCGATAGGGCCATGGACGCGGTAAGACCCGCGCCTAACTGACCGGACTGCACCCCCATATCGCCTAATTGGCGCGCCGCAGCCACGCTGTCAGCCTCGTGATACATCATGGACCACCCGACGTTTTGCGCCGTGGTCAACTCGGATGACGGCGTGGCGCCCGTGGTCGTGCCCACGGACCCGGCAAGCCCTTGTTGTTCGCCGGCGTACTTGCTTTGCAGGGCATTGACGCCCAGGCCGATCCCCGCCGCACCTCCGATAACAGCCGCACCAATAGCCAGAGGCGCGCTCACTAGCTCCATCAGGGGACGCGCCAACGCGCCCACGAGGTCGCCCGTGGCGCCCATGCCCGCCGCCGATGCGGCGCCCTGGATGCCACCCGTGACCATGCCAACACCACTCCGCGTCAGGGCTTGGGCGAACCGCTCACCCAGTTGCGTGCTCGCCCGGTCCTGCTGCGTCGTATCGGTACTCGAACTACCGCCGCTGCTTTGTCCGAGCGCCCCTTGCTGCTTGGCGGCGTCACGGGCGTCCGTCGAAGCGCCAGGCTGGCCGAATGGCGACAGCGGCGTTGACGCGGGAGCCAGGCCATACCGCGCGGCGTTGGATACGGGGTCGCCGGGTTGCGCGCCACTAGGCATGGAGGCGGGCGCCGTTGGCTGGGCCTGACGGGCCTGCTGGGCCTCCTGCTGCCGCTGGCTCTGCTCTGCTCTGCCTGCCGCGCCTGCGCTTCCTGGAATTGCGTGAGCAGCGCGGGGATAGGCTGCCCCGCCGCCTGTGGATTGGCGCTGGTGAAGTCCATCGCCTGGCCGGTGATCTGCGCCCCGCGCTCGGCGATCTGCTGTTGTAGCGCGGGGACACCAGGGACGACGGCCGCGATGTCAGCCTGGGGCAACCCGCGCACGATATTGGCGGCGTGTGGATAGTCAACCGTTGTGCCCAGCGCGGACCCGAACGCCTGATTGACCTGAGCCGCCATGTCCGTCTTGAGTGTGCTGAGCGTGGCGTCGGCCTCTTTGGCCGCCGCTGTCAACTCCTGAAGTGTTTGCAGCGCAGCGTCGGCATTGACCGATAGATCAATGGACGCCTGTTCGTTGTCGCTCATTCGTAGCCCTTGGGGAGGGGTAAGGCCGGTGCGTAGGGTGCGCCGGGCATGTCGCATATAGGGGTGCTAATACTAGTGGATGGGGAAGCGAACCGCTTCGCCGGCCATAATGGTTCGCTCCTTGGCAACGAGGAGTTCCGCTCTTTGATGGATCTCGGCATCCGTCACCTCTAAGAGGTGTCCCATGTTCCGTGTATTCGCCGCCTTCGCCTCGACCACGGGCGCGACCGCCTGTCGGAATGACCCCAGCGCTTCAACGCCGGCAAGTACTATATCCTGGATGTCACTCCACACAATAGGCTCCCCCGCATCCAGCGCATGGTTATGCGTGGCGCAGTGCCAGAGGTCCCGCAAGGCGTCCGCGACCACCGCATCGCCCGCCTGCGTCACGGACACCAGGACCTGATTCAAGCGCACCGCTTCTTGGGCCAGCGCCGTCCGTCGCGCACTCAAGGCGCCCGCCTCTTCGGCTGCCACGCGCTCCTCGGACACGAAGTCGGCCAGGACCTGCTCTTGTTCAACGTGTGCCATCGTTACTCCTTACGCCGCCGAGCGCGGCCCATCAGTAGGCGACCGCAGCGCGGCTCGCCGCATGTACGCGGACATGTTCTCGGCTCCCTGCGCCCTGGCTAGATCGAGGATGCGTTCTTTCTCACCCGGGGTCACGCGCACCTGAATCAGGAGCGGTCTCGCCGGCTGGAGTGTCGAGCCCTCCGGCCTGCCCGGCGCCACACGCGGCATATCTCTATCCGGCGTCATGTCCCCTTCTCCTTTCGCCCAACACAAAGGGCCGCTATTCCACATGGAATAGCGGCCCTACAGATAACTGTACGTAATACTAATGCTATCATGCAGCGTGTAAAAGCGCAAGGGCGCATAGCTGACGCGCAGGGTCTGTG